TAAACCGTTTTGGTTGTTCAAGTAAATCAAACAAGTGGTCACAAGAGGTTCATGGAATGATAGATATTGCTGATTCAGATTTCAATACTGATGACTTCAAACGGTTGTTAGGGTACATAAATACTGCTGATTCAGAGCAGAAGAAAGGACAATATGGCACAACCAAGTAAATTTTTTAAAAATAACCCTGATGATAAAATATGGTGGGTAGATGATCATGAAAAAGTTGGTGAGTGGTTATTTAGTTTTGACAAAAAACATATTTTCAATATGTTCAGAGATTACCCACATGAACTGACTGACGAACAGAAAAAAATATTCGATGAAGAAAATCCATACTGGGCTGATTTCTTCAAAGATAGATATTAAAAAGCAAAGGTACAGAATTGTATACCTTTGCTTTTTTTATTACCTATATGACTCTTATATGAGGTAAGAAAGGGGGATAAAAGGAACATGAAAGCGTTGTATATTCACTTGGTATCATAGAAAGATTCGGTGATCCTGATTATCTCCCAACTATGGGTTAAATAGTATTTTTAAGACATCCGCAAGGGTGTCTTTTTGTCGTACAAAGAAAGGAATTAAAAAGTATGAAAAAATTAGTAAGTGCTTTAATTGTAACCATGATGATTGCAGGTTCTACTATCCCAGCATATGCCTGTACACCACCATTAAATCCACCGTCTGTTAAAATCCCAGATATTAATTTTCAACCGGGTGGTGCTTTAGAAGATGCTATTAACAATGCTGTAAAAAATTGGCTCGAGAAATGCGTCCTCGCTACTCCGGTGGTGGATTATGCATCGTATTACAAGAGCACATCGAGGTATTTTCATTACACCTGCGTAGCGGTAAAGTGGTCAGAAGTTGAAAATGCAACATCTTACAGAGTGCGTATCACAAAAGCCGATGGAACATGGAAAGAATACGATACAACACATACATCATTTTACTCTACCAATTACAATGATGATTTCATCACAGATGGTATGGACGGAGCCACAGTGGAAGTAAGAGCTTATGGCGATAATGATACATTTGGGTATTGGTCAGATGATACTACTATTAATAGATTTTAGTTTTGAAAAAAAATATGTCCGAAAAAGGCTTATGACGTTTAAACTGCTGCTGAAATGACCCCTGCAACATGGGATATAAACTGTTGACCGTTCCCGGTGACACCGGATATAAAAACGTGACGGAGAAAGGAAGAAGAACATGGAATTTTTAAAAGCATTTTTTGGTGATAAGGCTATCACCTATGATGAACTGGTGCAGGCAATCAATGCCTATAACTGTGATGAAAAGAACAAAGAGAAGCTGATCAAGATGGTCAACCTTACTGATGGTGGCTATGTGTCCAAGGACAAATACATCAACCTTGAAACTGACCTTTCCGGTAAGACTACAGAACTGACCAAGGCAAACAACCTGATTGAAGAACTGAAAAAGTCAGCCGGGAAAGACGAAGAAACACAGCAGAAAATCACTGCATATGAAACAGAGATTACAAACCTTAAGAAAGAGAATGCAGAACTGAAAACAGAAAATGCATTGAAATTTGCGTTGGTTGCAGCAGGTGCGGTTGATGTTGATTATCTTGTATTCAAGGCAAAGGAAAAAGGTGAAATCAAACTTGGTGATGATGGAAAAATCAAAGGTGAAGATGATCTGATTTCAGGTCTTAAAACACAGCATCCAACCATGTTTGAAGCATCCAATAGCAATCAGCAGCAAAGTGGTAACAGAAAGATTCTTGAAAACAACCTGCCGGGTGGTGATAAAGACAAGACAGTTACCAAAGAACAGTTCCTTAAGATGGGTTACAACGAAAGAATGAAACTCAAAGAGGAAAACCCGGAGCTATTCAAACAATTAAATGTACACTAAGAAAGGTTAAAATGGTGAAAAATTATGCCAAGAACAGGAAATTTTGGCGGTTTTGCTTTTGATGAGGAAGTATTTACCGGAATGATGCAGGAAGCCGACTATTGGACTACACCAATTATTGCTTCCGGTATCGTGCAGCAGGACAGTTCTATTATGGACTTAATCGGTGAGCATGGAAACGTGGCAACAATTCCAATTTATAAACCGATTGACGCAAATGAGAGCGGTATGGAAGCACTGAACAACGATGGTGAAACAAACAACACACCTGTTGAAATCAGCGGTGACAAACAGACTTGTATGCTTATTCAGAGAATGAAAGCATTCAAGGCTAAAGACTTCACAAAGGAATTAACTGGTGCTGACCCTATGACACTGATCAGAAATAAGATTGCAGGCTATTATGGTCAGGTTTGGGAAAAAGAACTGATGAACATTGCACAGGCAGTATTGGCAGTTGCAGCACTTAGTGATCATGTACTTGATCTTACTAAAGGTACTAAGACAAACATTGAAGCAGGTACAATTTATGACGCAGAACAGGCAGCACTTGGTGATATGGCAGGTGGTCTTGGTCTGATGGTTATGCATTCCATGATCTTCAAAGAGTACAAGAAGATGGAAATGGTTGATTATGACAAGTATGTTGTCAACGGTGTGATTCAGAAAGAAATTACACTGCCAACTATCGCAGGTAAACACGTACTTGTAACTGATAGATTTACAGCTACAGGGGTAGGTGCAGATGCGGTTTACAGCACATATCTGTTTGGCGAAGGTGCATTTTTATCTTGCGATAAGAACAACTATGAGAATCAGTATACAACCAACTATGACCCGGAAGCATCCGCAGGTATTGATAAGTTCTATACTAAGCAGGGTAAGGTACTGCATCCGAACGGTCTTTCTTTAGCAGTCGATCAGATTGCAAAAGAATCACCGACTTATGCAGAGCTTGGTAAGTCTGCAAACTACAGCCTTAAGTTCAATACAAAGAATGTTAAGATGGGGCTTATCAAGTCTAAGGTTGGTACACCGGTTGTATAAGAAAGGGTGATCTGATGATATTAGCAGTTGATGAGGTAATGAAATTACCTGAATTTGCTGTGCAAAATGAAAAGGTAATTGAAGAAAAACTGAACGCTGCTGAATTTATGATCAGAGCATACACTAATAACAATTTTCAGAATCGGTTTGTTCGATTTACTGCCGATAGTTCGGGTAACAGACTGCTTGGAACGTCAGATTTTTTGAAAGTAGGTGATACAGTTCAGATTTCACAGTCAATGGTGAATGATGGACTGTATACCGTTACTGAAATTGGTGATGATTTCATCAGAGTTAATCAGGAATTGTACAAAAGTACAAACCTGATCACTAAAGTGGAATATCCGGCTGATGTTCGTGCAGGTGTACTTGAATTACTCAAGTGGGACGTTAAGAACAGACCGAAAACCGGGGTCAAATCTGAAACGCTGTCAAGATACAGTGTGACTTACTTTGATCAGGACGCTAACAATCAGGTTATGGGCTATCCTGTTGCCCTACTTGGATTCTTAAAGCCTTATATAAAGGCTAGATTCTGATTATATGAGTGTTGGCGGTAACATTCAAGCATTGTTACAGGTAAAAAAGAACGGTGCTAAAAATGCCATAGGTGAGCGTGTAAACACATGGGTTGATTGTACATCAATCTTAGGTTGGTTGGACTTATCGACAGGTGATTCAAAGCATACAACTTTTTATGCCAAGGTTCAGGAAAGTACACATATTTTTTTGTGTGATTTTACTAATCTTAAGAATCTGTCAACAGATGAACAGGAAAACGTTGATGTGACAAGTGACAATGCAAGAATGATGGTGAATGGTGAAGTGTATGAAATCCTTCTGATTGATGACCCTATGAATATGCACGATCATTTAGAAATCTATTTAAGATTTATAGGGGGTCAGTAGTATGTCAGTTGAATTTACAGATAACACAGCGAAAATTAAAGCTGCATTATCGGAAGGGGTTATTGGATTCCTTCACGAAGCAGGTGGTGAAATACAGGCACAGACCCAAAGGAATAGCCGGGTTGATACCGGACAAACAAAGGGGTCTTACAAATATATGGTTGATGAAGGAAAAGATGAATCAACTGTTGCTGTAGGTTCAGACCTTGAAAATGCGATTTGGGAAGAATTTGGTACTGGTGAGTATGCACTACACGGTGGTGGAAGAAAAGGCGGTTGGGTTTATAAGAGTAAGAAAGACGGTAAATTTTACCATACTTACGGAAAAACACCACGACAACCACTCACGAAAGCATTTCAGAGTGTAGCCCCAAAGATAAAGAAGCAGCTTGTAAATGTCATTAAACAGAATTTAGGGGGTTAATTATGGTTGATATGCTTGGTTTTATTTCTGATCAGCTTGATCAACTTGGTATTCCCTATGAATTTGGTGAATGGACAGGTGAAATCAGCTATCCTTACTTTGTTGGTTCGTTCAATGAAACTGAACACCGATTAGAGGACGGATATACAGGCGGTGTGTTCACACTTGATGGTTGGTCAAGGGGGTCAAAGTTACCGCTTGCAGAAATAAACGATAAAATAAAAACAGTATTTGAAGATTTAAGGGCAGTTCAGGAAGGGACTGCTTTTTTTATTACCTATTGGAACGGTTTGATGATTCCAACAGGTGAAGAAGATCTTTTTAGAATTACGATAACACTTAACACACATGAGTGGAAAGGGGCTTAAAAGAATGGGCTTAAAAAAACATGGTATTACATCTGAAACCATCAAGAACATGATCTTGGGTGCAGGTGTCATTTACAAAAATCTTAAGTATGAGAAATCAAGCAACGGTTGGACAGGTACCCCCCTTGGTGCAACTTCCGGTGGTCTTAAGTTCAACTATGAGGCACAGTGGCTTGATGTTGAGGTTGACGGTGCAACGGTGCTGATCAAAGGTGTCAGCAAACAGAAGGTTGGTGAATCTGCCACACTTGAAGGTCAGATGACAGAACTTACAGAAGATATTCTTGTAAGTGCATTACACCTTGTAAAATCCACTTCCGAAGATACAACCTATGTCAAATATGTATCTAAGGAAAACATCACAGAAGCAGATTATCTTGAAAATGTTGCATATGTTGGAACACTTTCAAGCGGTAAAAATGTAATCATTATTTTACCGAATGCACTTTGCACCGAAGCGTTTGAGCTTGAGACCAAAAACGCAACACAGACCACTTTTGCGGTCAAGTTTGAATGCACGGCTGACCTTGAAAACGACAGCTTAAACAAGTTGGATATTGCTATTTACTATCCAAACGCTGTTGTGTAGGGGGTGTGAATTATGCGAGTTGTAGTAGTAAGAGAATATACAGACAAGTACACAGGTGAAGGTCATGTGATCGGTGAAAAACTGGATATGACAGAAGAAAGATTTGCAGAAATTCAGGATAAAGGGATGTTCGTGGTTGATATTTCTGATGAAGTGGTGCAGCAGGAAACACCTGCTGCACCTGCTGAACAGGTAGAAAATCAGGAACAGGAAACAGCAAGTAAACAGACTGAACCTGTTGAACATGAAGAAACATCTGCACCAAAACAGGATAAACCTGCAAATGGCGGTAGAAGAAACAGATCGAAAAAAGAAAGTGAGGATAAATAATCATGACAGATTTCAGATTTAAGGATTTAACGGTTGATAACGCATTTGACTTTTGTGAGGTTCTTGCAGTTATCGGAGTAGAACAGGTTATTGGTGCATTTGACAAAGACGAGATTCAGCAGTTGCAGGAATCCGGTACGGATATGAAAGAAGTTGGTATTGTCATTGCTATGAAGGTGTGTGGCATTCTGATCAAGAACATTTCAAAGGCAAGAAATGAAATCTGTAAGTTTTTTGCTAACTGTATGGAGTGGGACAACGGTACAGCGGTTACTGCTGATGATGTGAAGAAATTCAAGCTGAAACAGTTTGTTGTCATGGTGAAAGATTTTGCTAAGAAAGATGATCTTATGGATTTTTTCGAGGGTGTTGCCGAATTAGTGGGTACGGAACAGAACGATTCGATGAGTGCTGCAACCGTAGATATGGTAACCCCTACAGCTATTTAGATAAAGCAATCAGCCGGGGGAAATTAGACGCTACTGTTAGAACAGTCCTGAAACAGGACAATGAAGATAAACAGTGGGACTTATACTGTGCAATCACAGCAAACCCACTTGCTGATGATGTTGGAAATTTTGAAGAATTTAAACAGCGGTTTATGAGTACAGCACCGAAAGGCGAAAAGACTGAACAAACTGAACCGACAATGAACAATGCACAGATTAAGTTACAGGTGGAAAAAGCAAATAAAATTCTAAATGGATTCGTGCCACCATTGAAAGGGGGTGGCTAATCGTTGGATATTTTTTCGTTGGTCGGAAAAATAACGATCAATTACGCTGATGCCGTGAACAATATTGAAAAGGTTTCAAAGTCTGCAAAGGGTACTGCTGAAACACTGGAAGATGTTGACAAAAAGGCAGGTGGTGCAGGCAATTCAGTAGAAGATGCCGGACAAGCTGCCAAAAATGCAGACAGTGGATTTACAACATGGAAAGCCACGCTTGCGAATTTAGCATCTACAGCAATCACAAAAGTAATTTCAGGATGTACACGGTTGGCTGCAAAAATAGCAGATGTGACAAAATCAGCGGTTGGTCACTATGCTGAATACGAACAGTTAGTTGGTGGTGTTGAAACACTATTCAAAGACAGTTCCGGTAAACTGATTGATTATGCTAAAAAGGCATATAAGACAGCCGGGATGAGTTCAAATAAGTATATGGACACCGCAACCTCATTTGCTGCTTCATTGATTCAGGGTCTTGGCGGTGATACTGCAAAAGCGGTTGAACTGACCAACCTTGCTATCACTGATATGTCAGATAACGCTAACAAGATGGGTACTGACATAGGTTCTATACAGGACGCTTATCAGGGTTTTGCAAAGCAAAATTACACGATGTTGGATAACCTGAAACTTGGTTATGGTGGTACACAGTCTGAAATGATCAGATTGATAAATGATTCAGGTGTACTTGGTGAAAAGATTGAAAGTTTGGATAACGTAACGTTTGACCAAATGATTGAAGCTATTCACAAGATTCAGGATAACTTAGGTATAACCGGAACAACAGCACTTGAAGCAGGTACTACAATATCAGGTTCATGGAGTTCAGTACAGGCATTGTTTGAAAATATCCTTACAAAAGTAGGTTCAAAACTTGCACCTACTGTTATGGGATTTTTACAGCAGCTGTCGAACTGGATGGAAACTGTTGATTGGGATGCGTTTGCAACGTCTGTCGGTGATGCCCTGCAAAGGGTGTTTGACTGGATTCAAAAAATTGATTTTACAACGTTCTTTGAAAAAGGAATGGACGGTGTTGCAGAATTTATAGAAGGTCTTGGAGATTTTGCAACCAAAGCAATAGAAGTGATTGGTAATATACAGAGTTTCATTGATATTCTCATTACATTGTCACCGATTATTTTAGGAGTTGTCACAACTCTTGGTTCACTGGCGGTTGCTTTTAAGATTAGAGAGATCATTGACAGTGTGAAAACTGCAATGACCGGGTTATTTGCTGCAATGTCAGCTAATCCAATCGTTGCGGTGATTGCTATAATTGCAGGTCTTGTTGTGGCACTGGTAACCCTTTGGAATACAAACGAAGATTTTCGTAATGCAGTGACAGCTATATGGGATTCAATCAAAAGTGTATGGGAATCAGTCAAAGAAGCATTTGCGAATTTTGTTGCAGCTATTGGTGAGAAAATCGAAGTCGTTAAAGAGTTCTTTGGAAACTTGAAAGATGCTGCATCAGAGAAGTTTTCGGCAATGAAAGAAGTTGTTTCAGAGAAGTTTTCACAGATCAAGGGAACGATGGGTACTATAATGCAGGCCGCAAAAGATACGGTGTCTGAAAAACTACAAAACATGAAAACTGCATATGCTGAACATGGCGGTGGAATCAATGGAATTGCAGCAGCAGCAATGGAAGGTGTAAAAGGGTATTACTCAGCCGGGTACACATTCATTGACAATTTGACCGGCGGTAAACTTTCAGCAGTAGCCGATAAGTTCAAGTCAAAAATGTCAGAAGCAAAACAGGCAGTTTTAAACAAAGTATCAGAGATTAAAAATTCATTTTCAAGTGGTCTTGGTAATGCCTATTCGACAGTTACCAATATACTTGGAAATATTAAGAATAAGTTCAGCAGTATCCTTGAAGGTGCAAAGAACATTGTAAGTAACGCTATAAACAGAATTAAAAGTTTCTTCAATTTTTCGTGGTCATTGCCAAAACTCAAATTACCACATATTTCAATCAGTGGTTCTTTCAGCCTGACACCACCAAGTGTACCGCACTTTGGTATTGAATGGTACAAGAAAGCAATGAACGATGGTATGATCATGAATCAGCCGACTATTTTCGGTTACAACGCTAAGTCAAATCAGTTCTTGGCAGGTGGTGAAGCCGGAAGTGAAACGGTTGTCGGAACACAAAGCCTTATGGATATGATCAACTCCGCAGTTCAGGATTCAGATAATGATTTAGAATCAGCGGAAGTATTAAAGATGATATATGCATGGATGAAGAACGGTGGATTAAGAGAACTTATGATTGATGTGTTAACAAATTATGTTGAATTTGATGTGGAAGGGCGTGAAGTTGCGAGGTTGGTGAGAAAATATGCTTAATAAAGCCACTTACACAAATCACCTGAACCAGACTATAGAGTTTGGTTCAGGTGGAATTTTCTTGAATGACAGTGAGTTCTATGACTATGAGTGGTTATATGATAGTGATTATGATGAAATTACAAATTTCCATAAAGGTGTCACAAAGAAAAATGCCACAATTATTATTGCGGCAAACGAAGAAGAAGGTTTGAACATAAGAAACCGTATATATGAGGTCTTTGAGCGTGATATTCTCGCAGAAATACCGGGGAAACTGGAAATAAACGGATATTATACATCCTGTTATTTCAATGCGTCCAAGAAATCTAACTATTATTATTGCAATGGATATATGGTTCTTACGGTGAATATTATTTCTGATTCGTCGGACTGGATTACAGAAAAAGAATTCATGTTTTTGAAGAATGATGCAACACAGGATGACAAGAAAAAAGAGTACGAATATTCTTATCCATATACCTATTCTTCTTATGTGCAGAGCAGCAGCGTTGTTAATCCGTTTTTTGTGGAAAGCGATTTTCGATTAAGAATTTACGGTGATGTGACAAACCCTTCTATTACAATCGGCAGTCATGTGTATCAAATAAATACATCAATAGAGAAAGGGCAGAGAGTTGAAATTGATTCCAATAAAAGGACAATTAAACTGATAAAACAGAATGGAAGCATAGAAAATCGTTTTTGGGAAGCAGATAAAAAATCATATATTTTTGAAAAAATTCCTACAGGTGAAAATGCCGTGCAATATGACGGTACTTTTGGATTTGATTTAATACTTTTGGATAGAAGGAGTGAACCGGGATGGTAATATATACAGATTCAAGCGGATTACCGCAAGGTGAGCTACATAAGTATTCAATAGATTTGGATATTGGAAAAGATAATGATTTTCAGATCGGTATGAATTTAAAGAATCATTGCATGTCTCACGGCAGTATATGGTATGTAGAAAATACAGAATACGGTGGTATTGTCGATGATGTGAAAATAGATACCAAGAAGAACAAGGTCTATTATTCTGGTCGTGCTTTCAGGGGGATACTCGAAAAGAAAATCATTGAGCCTGAGAGTGGTCAGGACTATTATATAGTATCCGGTGATGCGAATAGAATACTGGAACAACTTATAGAAAAGGTCGGATTATCTGACCTTTTTATTGTGCCTGCAGATGATGCAGGTATAAAAATATCAAGTAACCAATTTGAACGGTATACAGACATGTATGCGGGTATCAAAAAGATGTTATCAAATGTCGATGCCAAGCTTGTGTGTACGGTTACTAGAGATGCGAAAGTACAAATTAGTGCTACCAAAATAGAGGATCTATCCGAAAAATATGAATACTCTGATGATTATGGTATGCAAGTTATTTTCGAGCAGAATCGAGGTGGTGTAAATCATCTGATCTGTCTCGGCGGTGGAGAGCTTGCGGAACGTACCGTGATACATCTATACGCAGATAGTTCTGGTAACATAGTTGATGCCCCATATTATACAGGCAGGTCTGAAATAACAGAGATATATGATTATGGAAATGTGGAGTCTGATGAAGAACTTAGGAGCCAGGGCGTTGAAAAGTTGAAAGAATTGAAAAATAGCGATTCTCTTACAGCGCAATTTGACAGACTAGATGTTGACATAGGAGATATTGTCGGTGGAAAAAACAGACAGACAGGCGTGGCGATGAAGGAAATCATAAATAGTGAAATTGTAAAAATTGAAAACGATAGATATACAGTAACGTATAAGGTTGGTGATTAAGATGGCAATTAATTTGAATACAGGAAACGGTATTGAGGTTTCGGCTGCAGCTGATGGATCGTTATACAGAGATATATTCGGCAGCGATTTTTACGTGCTTGAAGCAGGGAATCAATTTAAAGCGGAAATTGTATCAAGTACATCGATAAGAATAGCAGATGGCGATGCATTACTACAGGGGAGACACGTCTGGACAAAAGTGAATGACAGTACAACTTTAAATTTTGAACCAGCAGGACAAGGGAAAAAGCGTACCGATCACGTATTTATAAAATATACAAATGATTCTGGTGTGGAAAAAGTAGAATTTGAAATTATAAAAGGGAAGACGGTAGATCTTGGCGAAAATTACAACGACGAAATTCGGTGGACAAATGACTCTATATACTATGGTGGAAAACAATATAAAGGACATCTGTTATTTGTGCACATAAATGGACTAAGTATAGAAGAAGTCATACGGGGTACATCTATTCAACCAAGTATAGATACGATATTGGATAGAATAAAAAACGTAGAAAAAAGCCTGAATAATTTGAATGCAAAAATGAATTTTCGATGCGTAACAAAATGTGGAACTATTGTCGTCAAAATTCCAACAAACTCAAACAGTGTAGAGGTTTTTTCGGATTCTGATATAAATAATCTTCTTGGAATTACGGGTGCTTCTAATGCAAATACAGCAGTAAGTTTTGCAAACGGTGACGGTCAGATGACACTGCATCTTGATGGAGCTACATATCTGAATGGATCATGGTATGCGACTTTTAACGGACTTACAACGAAAGAAACCATGTGTCGTGTAAATTACATTATCGCTTACGGCGGGACATCCAATGCTGGTGGAACAGTTGTTACACAGTCAAAAACAATTTCACCTACTGTGAATGAACAGGTAATAAGACCAGATGACGGATATGATGCATTGTCAGAGGTAATTGTTAAAGAAATCCCTTATAAAGAAACCCCTTATAAAGAAACCACAGAATCTGGATCAACAACGGTACAGATCGGTTAGGAGGTAGCTATGGGAGTTAGTAAAATAAATTACGGACCAAGAACAGTAATGGACTTGTCAAAAGATACCGTAACTGCAAGTAAGTTGTTAAAAGGTGTAACAGCGCACGATAAGAACGGCGATCAGATTACAGGCACTTACGAAGCGGGCACTTCTGGCGGTGGCACAGATACATCTGACGCAACAGCGGTAGCAAGTAATATTCTGGAAGAAAAGACCGCTTATATAGCATCTGGAAAAATAACCGGAACGATGACGAACAGAGGCGCTACAGCTGGCACGATATCTAAGAAGACCGGGGCGTATATAATTCCGGAAGGCTACCATAACGGTGATGGATCCGTAACAATTGCAGAAGCAGAAAGAGACAAGATTATTCCTGGCAACATTAAGAGCGGTATAAGCATCCTTGGTGTATCTGGAACGTATACTGGCGATGGAACAGGTGGCACAGAGGTAGATAAAACTGGAAAAGGCGAATATGTCTGGGCAAAGTACACGGAATTGATTGGATGGGTAAAAACATCTGAAGATGTTGGAAAAGATAGACCATCCGGATATTCCACAACGGAATACACGGGAGCAACAATTACAGAAGACGGATATTATAAATTAGATAATAGCATTGGAATAAATAAATATTATCTTCCGACAGGGGCAACAAACGGAAAAACAAAGAGCGTGTTGTACAGGCCGTATGGATACAGAACAGATTATTACGTATTAACATTATCCGACGAAAAGGGGGCAACTGGTAAGAAAGGGACAGATCTACTTGGTTACATATCCAGTGATTCTTCCGACTCCTATCCGAATGCTGGTGTACAGGATGGCGTGTATTACCTTGCAGTATCTGCGCCGGACGTTAATGCGATTGCGAGTAAGATGTTAGAGAACACCGTGGCTTGCGGTCCCGATGGAAAAGTAACGGGAACGATTAAGAGATTGACAGCACAGACCATAACACCGGGAACGGAAGACCAGAACATAGACGCTGGTGTATATCTGTCTGGGAAGCAGACTATTAAAGGTGATGCAAATCTATTAGCTGAAAATATTAAAGAGGGTGTAGAACTTTTTGGAATCACAGGAACATATACAGGAGGTGATACAGTGAATCCGTATAAAGGAAAAACGATCGTAGGATTCGGCGACAGTGTATTTGCTGGCTGGGGATGGAAAGAGGGAACAGGAATCATCCAGCCATTAAAAGAAAAATATCCAGATGCTACGTGGATTAATAAAGCTGAGTCGGGAGCTAATATGGCTGTGACATCCAGTCCAGCACATACACCGATCGTTAACCAGATTACAACCTATACAGGTGCTGCGGATGCGATTATTTTTGATGGCGGCGTAAATGACATTAATAATAGCATTCCAATCGGCTCAATCGAATCCGGATACGATGCTTCGTACAACACTGGAACGTTTTGTGGAGCAATGGAAAGTGCATTGCAATATATCATGGATAGGTATCCATTAGCCGTAAAATTGTACATTATTCCACACAGTTTCGCCAAAGACAATTCTTATGTAGACAGTATCTACTCAAAAGCGATTGAAATCTGTGAAAAATGGAATATGCCATACTTAGATATGCGTGTCTATTCTCAGATTGCCATGACGTCTGCAAATAAAGACAAATACACCTATAACCCAAATAGCAAGAAAGGTGATGGTGTACACCCAAATGAGACATGATATCGTACATTCTACTCGCCGGTAGTCGACCAGGCACTACAGAATCAGGGTATCGGCTCTATTACAGCATCTGAAGCACCAGAGGTCGTTGCGGTCACAGGTGTTAAGCTCGACCAGACGACATTAACACTGGATGCCGGGGATTCCGCACAGCTGACAGCTACGGTGTCACCGGGCAATGCAACCAATAAGAGTGTTACTTGGAGTGCTAATAACAGCAATGTATCTGGTGGAAAGGTGACTGCCAAGACAGCTGGTTCCGCAGTCGTAACCGTAACAACCGCAGACGGTGGATACACAGCACAGTGTAACGTTACAGTTAACGAGAGCACAGCGACAGATCACACAGAGCTTGCAAGCCTGAGCTTGGATGGTAATTGTTATTTTGACACGGAAATTTTACCAGATCAGGACACCAACACAAAAGCGAAATGGAATTTGCAGAGTGGAACTACATACATTGCTGGGGCACGTGACGATAACTATAAGTTTGGCTATACCTGCACAGATAATTTCTATGCAGTTCGTGGAACAGTAAATAGTTCGGCAAAATCGGCAAACTATTGGAACGGAGACTGGATTATTAACCAGACGGGCGTAAGCTATCAATTTGGGGATACAACTGTAGCCACAGATGCGATAGATTCGTTCACACTTACAAGCCCGTATTATCTGGGTAATATGTCCAAGAACGGAGCACCAGCTGGAACGGGTGTGACAGGCAAGATCTACTATGCACAGATCTATTCCGGGGATACGTTACAGGCAGATATGATTCCGGTTAAAAAGTCTGACGGTACATTATGCTTATACGATAAGGTGCGCAAGAAATACATCTATAATGCCGGAACAGGAACATTAAAGGAGGGATAATGCAAGGAAAGCACATGGAAATCAGAGCAAGACCTTAACCAGGTCTTATTTTATTACGCATTTTTGGAAGAAAGGAAAGCACATGGCAACAATTATCTCAGCCTGTATATCCGCAGGAGTTACTCTTGTGGTGTGTTTGATTCAGCAAGAGAAGACAAGATCTCTTATGGAGTATAAGCTGGACGAACTCACAAAAAGAGTTGATAAGCATAACAATACAATAGAACGTACTTACCACCTGGAAGAACAGATGGCATTACAGGAAGAAAAAATGAAGGTAGCAAATCATAGAATTTCAGATTTAGAAGAGATGGTGAATTAAATGAAAGATTGGAAAAATTGGGCGAAATGTGCCGGGATCAGGGCAATTAAAACTGTAGCGCAGACTGCAGTAGCAACGATCGGAACAGCCACAGCACTCGGTCAGGTAGACGCAAAGCTGGTAGTATCAGCATCAGTACTGGCCGGAATCCTGTCATTATTAACCAGCATTGCCGGATTACCGGAATGTAACGCAGAGGGCGAATAATCGTCCTCTAACATATTATATAGCGTGTGCGACGTCGCACAGAAAGGAGCAATTATGGCACATTTATTTTTAATAGCCGGACACGGAGCCGGTGACAGTGGAGCTGTTGGATATGGTTACACAGAAGCAGAGAGAGTCCGGGCACTCGCAAGACGAATTGTAGCGTATGGAGGAAGTAATGTTACTCTTGGAGATACGAGCAGAAATTGGTATGCAGACAGAGGAATCACGTCACTCAACATCCCGAAGGACTGGCAGATTTTAGAACTGCACATGGACAGCGGATCAGCATCGGCGAAGGGTGGTCATGTAATTATTAAGCAAGGATATAACCCAGATCAGTATGATACTGCGCTTGCCAATTTCATTGGCTCATTCTTCCCGGGACGCGCAAACAAGATCGTAGGACGTGCAAATCTTGCTAATGTAAACAGATCAGCAACGAAAGGATATAGCTACAGATTATTAGAAAATGGGTTTATATCCAATAAAGACGATCTTACAAAATTCAACAACCAGATTGACGATCTTGCAAGAGGAATCCTTAATGCATTCGGCATCGCTACGGCATCTCCGGTAAAAGAGGATTCTGACGGTGAGGTAACATCTGGTGGAACATCTCAGGACTCCGTACAGCATTACGGTAAGGTATCTTACCAGTCACATATCCGTGACATCGGCTGGGCGTGCTGGCAGTCTGATGGTCGTATGTCAGGAACGACAGGACAGAACCGGAGAATCGAAGCGTTCCGACTTATTCCTGTCGGAGAAACAGACGTAGTAGTGCATATCAAGGATGTAGGCGACAAAGAGTTTAAAAACATTAACAAAGACACAATCCTTGGCACTACAGGACAGAACAAACGTATCGAAGCAATCAAGGTTACCGGCAAGGATACGCCGTACATCTACAGAGTCCACCAGAAAAACATCGGATGGACGGATTGGACATTCAACGGAAACTGGGCTGGAACAAAAGGAAAAGGATTGCAAATTGAAGCGATCGAGATCATGGCTGCTAAATTCCTTGCTACTCCATTTGTACAAAACAAAGGTTGGTTACAAGAATCTGTATGCAACAACGTTATCGGAATAACAGGACATAATTTACGTTTAGAAGCGTTTAAAATCAATCCTTTAGGCATGGATATTGGTGTTAAAGCACATATACAGGATAAAGGTTGGGTTGATTATGGAACGATAAACAAAGATACTGTTATCGGCACAACAAATGAGAGTAAACGTATAGAATGTTTATGTTTCAAGGGTGACTTTGAATATCGAGTACATATTCAGAACAGTGGTTGGACTGATTGGACAAAAGCTGATGGAGTAGCAACACTCGGAACTGTAGGACAGGCATTAAGAATTGAAGCTATTCAGTTTAGATAAACGGATAGTTGAGAAGCTATTGCAAAAGAAGTCATTCGGGGTGACTGGGGGAATGGTCAGGAACGAACTGACCGCCTGAAGACTGCGGGTTACAGTCCTACAGCTGTACAGAAAAAGGTCAACGAATTAGTATAACAGATGGTTCAGTGGTGGCATTGCCACCGACTTGCCACCATTGCAGACATACAACACAAGAATGTGCAAGGCGGTATAGTCTGAACTATTAAAAAATACTTGATTTTATAGGCTGTTTGAGAATATACAAAGCTGTACAAGGATTTAAAAACAGAACACTTTCCATATACTTATCATGTGGAGACGGTTGTTCTTTTGTCCCAACAAAAACCAGATGACACGATAGAGATTGACTTAGACCTGGACGAGCTGGATGCCACCAGTGCCGAGTTGAAAGCAACCTATCAGGAAATCAAAGATTATGTGCTGAAAGAATTTGGCTTGAAGGTTTCAAATTTATATATTTCTCAGGTAAAACGCAAATGTGGAATTGAAGTGGGAGAAAACTATAATCTGCCAAAGACAGAAAATCCCAAAGTGCTACAGTGTCCGAAAGAGAAAGAAGATGCTATCAAGGCTGCCCTGAAATATTTTGCGATGATTTAAGGATATCGCTGATTTCAAGGAGGAATAACACATGAAAAGCACATTTGAAAAAATGGGTGGAAC